CTCAGGCTGAAATAGACGCATATTATAAATCTCAAAACTCTGGATCTGGAGGTGCTAATCCTGATGGGACGACTGTAAACGCAAGCAATTTAAGGCAAGCAGAAGATACTATAGATGCTATAGATAGAGAAAGAATATCTATTAAACCATATACAGACGAAATAAATAAAAATTCCAAAGCTACCGAGTTCAACACAAAAACAAGAAAACTTTCAAATCTAGAATTAGAAAAAGAAAAAATAAGACTTGCTCAAAATGCAGCTGCTTTAAAAAATCTTGCAAAAGAACAAGTTGCTGAAAAGGGCAGCTTAGACCAAAGAAGAGCTGCGTTAAATAGATTAAGAGTGACGTTCGACGGGCTTTCTGCTCAGGAAAGAAATTCTCCATTCGGGCAAAGACTAGCCAAAACAATACCTCAGTTAAATAAACAAGTTTTAGATTTAGAGCAAGCCACAGGCAGATCAGGCAGGAATGTTGGTAATTATGGAAGTGCTTTTGATAAGGTAGCCGCAGGAGCAGGAAAAGCTTTTGGAGCGTTAAGATTTGTAGCTAACATACTTCCTGGGGTTGGTATAGCTGGATTAATTGCGTTTGCGGCTGACCCTATAATTGAATACATATCAAAACTAGATATTTTTGCTAAAAAAATTGATGAATTAAAAAGAAGGGCAGATCAAATAGATTCCGTTAAATTATTAGGAACTCAAAACGCTCAATCAGAATTGATTACATTAAGATTATTATTTACCGAATACACTAATAATAATTTAAAGCTAGAAGAGAGAGAGAGAGCTTATAAACAATTACAGAACTTATACCCTGCATATTTTGGCAATCTAAAATTTGAAGAAAGCGCATCAATAAAAGCTAGGGAGGCTTATGACGCGCTTTCTAGTTCTATCTTAGCTACAGCCAGAGCAAGAGCCGCAAACGAGAAAATAAGCGAGATAGAAAAAACAAAACTTGATAATGAAACTAAGAGAATTCAGCTTGAAAGAGAAAACATAAAATCGCAAAGGGAATTAGCTAAAATACAAAAGGATTTAGACCAGGAATTCATAGAAGGAAGAACAAAAAGAGAAGTAGCCCTTGCGGACGGAGGAGGGCAACAGATTTCTACTGCTGAGGGCGCAGAAATTGCAAAGCAAAAGCAAAACCTAACAGATAGAAGAAAACTAATACTTGAAAACAATAAATTAACCCAAGATCAAGCAAGAATAGAGAAATACGCAAGACAGCAAATGTCTTTAGGAGGAAATTTGACTGATATTCCAGATCCAAAAGATCCCAAAAAACCAAAAAAAGAACCTAAAGGCGTAGACCCAGCTATTCAGGCTAGAAAAGATGCCGCCGCTATAATTCAAGTTCAAATAGACGCATTAAAAGAGGCTCAGTCTTTGTATGATGAACAAGCAAATCAGCAGAATTTTAGCTTAGAAGGTAGGTTGAATGGGCTTAAAAACTATCAAGATGTATCACGAGAAATAATTGATCTGGAGGCAAAAAAAGAAATTGCCAGTAAAAAAGTTTCTTCAGAGGAAATACTTGCAATAGAGTCTGATTCACAGAAAAAACAAGTAGACTTATCTCTAAAAGGTGCCGACAGGGTAAATCAAATCACAAAAGAGGGGCTAAAAAGACTTAATGATATTCGTGTTGAGCAAAACATTAAGGATTTAGACTCAATCGATAGAAGAAGAGATGATGAAATATCCTCTTTAACTAATCTATACACAAAAGGGTTGATTAGCCAAGAAAATTTTAATTTTAGAAAAGAGGAAATTGAAAAAGCCTACACAGCCGAATACATTTCTTTGCAAATTGAGCAAACGGAAGCTTATATATCCAACCTAAAAGCGAGAGGGGAAAATACAGACACAGAAGAAACTAAGCTGGCCGCCATAAGGCTAAAATTTGCAAATCTAGCTGTTTCTGATGGTAAAGATGTTAATCAAAAATTAATTGACAAAGCAAAAGAGCGATTTGAAATTGAGAAACAAATTGCTTTAGAATTATTTGATCTCACCAAAACATTAATAGGCAGAAGTTCTGAACTGAGGTTGAACGCACTTAAAGACGAGGCTTCGGCTGTAGAGGAAAAAAGAAATAAAGATATAGAGCAGGTCAATGATTCTGTAGCTACAGAAGAAGAAAAAGCAAATAGTATAGCGATTATAAATGCTCGAGCCGATTCGCAACAAAAAGCAATAGATGAAAGAGTAAGGCAAGAAAAAATTAAACAAGCTAAAGCGGAAAAAGCAGCTGCAATTGCTCAGGCTTTAATAAACGGAGCTTTAGCCATGACTAAAGTTGCTGCTCAAACAGGAGTTTTGTCTTTCGCCTTTAGTCCTTTGATAGCGGCTTTAACAGCCGTTCAAATTGCAACAATTATCGCTCAGCCAATCCCAAAATATAAAGGAGGTAAAGGTAAAGGCGATAACTACTCTGGTTCTGCATGGGTTGGTGATGGCGGAATGAGTGAACTTGTTATTGAGCCAAATGGTTCAATGTGGGTAACACCAAGTACGCCAACATTAACAAATGTAAGTGCAGGAACCGAAATTATTTCGGGGCCAGATTTTAAAAGGATGTTAGCTAAGCCAAATTTAGATACTGCTTCGGGTGGTTCGTCGATTGATTTATCTTTATTGGTTAAAGAACAAAGAAAAAGCACTGATACAATGGTTAAAGCGTTTAAATCTCAATCAATAAACAGCACTATTTTAACCGAAAAAGGATTAATTCGGAATCGCTCAACAGTTGGCAAAATATCAGAACACATAGGCAAACAATTTGGCCGTAGATTTTAATTATATTTGAACATGGCAGATTTGTTACCAGAAAATGAGTTTCGATATTTCTTAACATATAAAAATGTTAGAACGCAGTTTTATGCTGCTCCTGAAGATTGGGATAAAGACACGATAGGGAAATTTGCAAGGGATATTGAAACGGCTGGAATAATGCGAACTTTAAGCTTACCTATTAGCTTTGTTTTAGATGGCTATAATATCGTTAAACAGGCATTTATAAATGATGGATATGAAGCAGAAGTATTTTTTGAGTGCGAACAATTAGAGCATGCAACATTTATTTATAGACCTCGTTTTTCATCTGATTTAGATTTTAGTCAATATAAAGATACTGGGATTCGGGCAAATGTTATGCTTTTAGAATCTGGTGTTTCGGCTACTTTAAGGGCAAAGGAAGATACTAAATATGAATACCCTTTAACGGGATTGGATGTTGTAAATATTCGTATTCCAGGCGTTGTGTTTAATGAGAAAGCAGATTTTATATTTACAAATGAGGGCGAATCAGATAGGTTTATGAATGCCATTGATTTAGTAAATAACGATACTAATTCTGGCTTTGTAGATGTTCAAAACGTAGAGCAACAAGAAAACATAACGGATGAAAGTATTTTTACTACATCTGAAAATTGGTTTGTAAAAGGAAACAGACCAACTGGCGTGCCTATAAAAATAAAAGGCAACATAAAAGTAGATGCATATAGGCCGCCTTTAGGCGATCATGGAAATGACTTTGCTGTTTTGTTAAAAGATAATTCTGGAGCAACAATACAAACGATTTTTCAATCTCCTAGCTTAAATATTAATCAGCATTATATTTATGACATTCCTTTTGATATTGATATAAATTTAGCATTAGATCAAAAGCTATTTTTCTATATTCGTACTGACGTTATTCCTTCTGATTTAAAGGTTACAGTAACCGATGGCGATTTGAATATAAGTTATACTCAGGTTTCTGACCCATCAAACTGTAAAGGTGTTAGAATTGAAGATTTATTTAAAAGAATTGCAAGGCGAATCGTTCCGCAACAAGCGGTTGACAGCTACTTATTGCGTAATCAATGGAACGGTTTAATTATTACTTGCGGCAATGCTATACGCGAGCTTGCTGATGCGGCAATACAAACTACTTTAGCCGACTTCTTTAAAACGTGCAACGCTTTAGAATCGGCAGGAATGGGGTTTGATACAGGCATTTTAAGACTAGAACAAAGACCTTTTTTCTTTAGGCCATATAAAATTGAAACATTGACAGGAGTTAAGTCTTGCGAGTTTAGCGTTTGGAATGAGGCTTTATTTAATGCTGTTTCCGTTGGTTATAATGACGGAAACACCGACGATACAGATGGTCAATATGAATATAATTCAAAACAAGAATGGGATTTGCCTATTGTTAGAGTTCAAAGGAAAGAAGATTGGGTTTCTCCATACAGAGCCGATCAATACGGAATAGAAAAACTTCGTGTTGACTTTATTAAAAAAACAAATGATACATCAAGCGATAATGATGTGTTTATGTTTGATTGCGAATTTGATGGGACAAACTGGAATCCGATTAAAGGAAGTTCCACGAGTTACATTAGTGTTTCTGGGATGTCAAGCGCAGCCGCTAATTTAGCCGCTTATAACCTAAGATTAACGCCAAAGGAAAACCTATTAAGGCACGATAGCTATTTATCATCTATGCTTTTTTGGTACAATAGTAGATATATTGAATTTGCATCTGCCGAAAAGAATAAAGATTTAGAATTTGTAAGAAGTGGTCAAGGAATTGCGTCAAACTTTCAACTTAAACAGTCTCAATCAATACCTGTAGCCTCGTTAAATGGTTTATATTTTCAGCCTGTTGTTGCTACCTTGCAATGCAAATTGCCATTGCTTTTCATGAGTAAAATGGACGCAAATTCATTTGGTTATTTAGAGTGGGAATGGCAAGGTGATATTTATCAAGGCTATATTTTGGAATTAGATGTAGATTTGGCAAGAAATACGGAAAGGGAAGTTAAGTTGCTGTTGACGGATAAGCCGTCTACCGTTGCGCTACCTCCAGTTGCTGCCCCATTGCCTCCTCCTCCTTAGATAGGGTATTTTTGAGACTGGAACTATAAATAATAAAATTTACTATATTTGAAACAATGATACAGATATCAAAACTCAACCCTGTTAGATTCATTGACACTACGGATATTAACGCAGGGTTTGACGGCAATTTTAACCTGTATCAAACGCCTAATTATACTGATCCTAAATGTTATTTGCAAAAATGGGCCCAAAGTGATACTTTAAAATTACAGGTAGTTGCCGATGTTGCGCCATCCGATGTTGAAATTCGGGATATTGATAACAAATTAATCGATACAATTAATTGGGCTGCATCAACTTTGGTTCTTAGTAATTTTCCTACATTAACTATTTACGAGCTTCAATATCAATTCTCTGCTTGTCCTGTAGGTAAATATCAACTATACTTTGATGATTTTATTTCCGAGCCAATTTGCGTTCAAGTAGATCAGCCAAAAACTATTCTTTTAAAGTACAAAAATTCAGAAAACAACTACAATACTGTTTTCGATACAGGTATTGAGTTTGAATTTAGAATAGAATCTGAGATAAAAGATTATAAACCAAAGAACGACAGGGAAGTTTACAACGATCAAAAACAAAACCTTACTCAACTATTTTCGGTTGCGTATAGTCAATTTACATTTGTTGTCGGCGGTCAAAGAGGTGTAGCAAGATGGGCTTTGGATAAGGTTAATCAGATACAGCAATGCGATCAAGTAACTTATGATGGAATATTTTACCAGCCTATTGCGGATGCAGAATTTGAAGTAATACAACCCGAATTTTACGACCTTTTAGGCGCGACAGTAGATATTCAGCCAAAAGATAATAATTTTAGTAAATTTGTAACACAGCCCGTAAATTCGGGCGTAACATTTACGCCAGTGCAAAAAGTAACTCCATTTTCAAGCGGTTCTGGAAATCAAACGATTTCGGGCGTATTTAAAAACCTATCGTTTTTAGAGCATCTACTTATTTATAAAACGGGCGCAAATTACCTTTTAAATATTGGCACAACTCCAGGCGGCAATGAAATAATGGCTAATGCTAATATTAACCAGCCTGAAAATGTTTTAGAAGTTGACTGGCCTTTTACTTCTACGCAAGATGTTTACCTTACAGGCGCAGGGTTAAATTATAATTTAATGTATGCTTTATGGAAACAGGTAGACGAGCCGCCAATAAATATAGGAAGCGGAACACCAGCACCGCCAGTAGGCAAAGGAGCTAAAATGTTTTTCGAGGAATTAAATGCAGGAGATTTAGCTTTAGCTTTTAATTTAGCGACAGGATTAGGATTAGCAAATACTGATTGGGCTGATTGGTGTTTAGCAGGAACAAACGGAACGCAAGATATGTCAGGACGTTTACCTATCGGATGGGATGGAGCAGACCCGATAACAATAGGAACGCCAACAGGTAGCGCAACTTTACTAATCGCTAAAACTAATTTACCAGCGGAGGGAATAGCTACATTATCGCCAACAGTAAACACAAGCCCTGGCGATCTTCCCGACGCAAATAGCTCAGTAGCAAGAGCAGGCAGCAATAACGGTGCATTCGCTTATGAATTAAGAAAAGGATCAGGAGCTGCTAATTTAGGTAAGTCTGCTAATTTGGGAGATGGTACGCCGCTTGCAAACAATCCTTTATCAAGAGTTTGTGTTTACGTTATAAAAATAAACTAATGGCAAACAGAGACGAAATACTAAGAGAATTAAAGGTAGAGGAAATTTGCCACCCTCTTGGCGATGCGGCTAATCCAGAGGATATGTCTGTCAACTACGGTAAATTCAAATACAATCAACCTAACAATTTTACAGACCCCAGAGATATACCAGATTTGGGAGAAGTAATGTATCAAATCGGATTATCTGGGGGATTAACTAAAAAAATCATAAACAAGTTAGGTTCTGATGTTGATGGTTCGGGAAATTTAGATTTGAGTTTAGAAACAGGAATACCAGCAAACGCAAATTATACAGTTTACATAAATGGATATGCTGGATTACAGGCTATTGGTTACGATGAAAACGGTATGATAATGGGCGGATTTGGAGTTTCGCCAACTGATACGATAAAAATAATATTCATATAATGAAAAGATTAATAACCATACTTTTACTCGCAATAAGCGGCTTTGCTTCGGCTCAAACCTACCAATTGAATTATCCAGACATTCGTATTGGCAATTCAAATACAGGTAAAATAGTTTTAAGGGGCTCAAATGTTCAGTTTCCTTTTTTGGCTTTAGGATCAATTACAGACAGCGTAGTTACTATTGATAATGGTGTTTTTAAAAAGGTTCCTCGTTCACAATTTAGTGGCGGCGGAGGTGGCGCGGTTTCATCTGTATTCGGTAGAACAGGAGCGGTAACTGCTCAATCATCAGATTACGACCCGTTTTATCCTTTATTAGTCGGAACTTACAACAATCCAACATGGATAAACACTTTGGCTTATTCAAAAATTACGGGCGTTCCTGCGTTTATTACAACTGAAACCGATCCTGTTTGGAGTGGTGTATCTGCAAGTTACAGAACGAAAACACAAAATGATGGACTGTATTATCCATTAACAGGAAACCCATCGGGTTTTTTAACAAGCTTTACGGAGTTAGATCCAACTGTTCCTGCGTACGCTAAAACATTAACAGCTTTTAGTGTTATAAAACCATCTACAGATGTTTTATATGAACCGATAATTGCCTCAGGCAGTGCGACACAGTATATTAAAGGGAACAAAACATTAGGAACTTTTCAAACGGATGTAAGTGCTAATACTGATGTAGCAGCAAATACAGCAGCAAGACACAGTGCTGTAACTATTGGAACAGCAAATGGTCTTTCGTTAGCTGGACAAGTCCTTTCTATAGGTTTATCATCTAGTGGCGTTAATGGTGCATTAAGTGGTTCTGATTGGAATACTTTTAACTCAAAACAAAATCAATTAGTTTTAACAACATTAGGAACAAGCGGAACAGCGAGCTTAATTGGGAATACTTTAAACATACCTAATTATGCAACAGGTGGTGGCGCAGGAAGTTCAGCTTTAAGGGTTCCAGTTACTTTGGCATCGGGAGCAACTGTTATACCAATTACTTGGGCTACATATTCGGCAACATACGGTGCAAGCCCTACAGATTTGAGCTTAATTGAACTATCATCGACAGGCGACAGGCAAGTATTTACAAATTGGTATTCAGATGATAATGGGGTTACTTATAAATTTGATGTGGCACCCGAAACGGGTAGTAGAAATTTTGTTGTTGTAATATCGGGAGGAAGCATGGTTTCTTCGGGTAATGTTACAAGCGTTACCAGTGCCAACGGAGATATAAGCGTGACTAATTCCAGTACCACTCCTGTATTAACATTAAATAGCGGCACAGGAGCAAATCAGATTGTTAAAAGGAACGGAAGCGGCGTAATAGCAGATTTAGCTCCTTATGCCTTAGATGTTAATGTTTTACATAAAACAGGTAACGAAACTGCCACAGGTATTAAAACGCTTCAAAGAATCATAGTAGGTTCCGCGACGACTTCTGAAAAAATAGAAACAGATGGGTATGTGAAAGCTGTTGGTTTTGCCACGCTTGCGGGTACATCATCCGATTTGTTAACCGCGGATGGAGGAATTACTACTAGCGGAAACTTCCTGCACACTACTGGAAATGAATCGAAAACTGGAAACCTAGATTTAGATGGGTTTTTCACCGCTAAAAGAATCGGTATCGACGTAAGCAGTTTCTCTGATGCATTAACAGTTAACGGAAACAGTAGGTTTGGAATTTCAACAGCAGCAAACGTTTTAGTGGATGTACAAGGTTCAACTGGAAATAATAAGCTTATATCTAAAAGAAACGGGGTAGAAGAAGGATTAGAAATCGATGCATCAACAGTAAGAGTAAAACAGATATCTGTAGGGCGTGATCCTCTTGGTATTATGGGTACTTTTGAGGGTACAATCACTAACGGAAACAATCTAGACGGGATTATCGTTACTACTAAAACTGCTGCTACATCAAGTGGTTATTATGATGTATTTGGTATATCGTCACAAACAACTGATCAGAACATCCCATCTGGTGTATATGATACTGGTTTGAGGGTAGCCATTACTGGCGATGCATATTCGCAAGCGAACACATTTGCAGGCAGATTAGGCACACAAATCGGATTAAGAGGTCGAGCTGGTTTTGGGGGAAATACAGGAGGCCAAACAGGAGCGATAGTTGATAATGCGATAGGAGTTTTAGCGGAAATAAGAAACGAAACACCTAACGTAACAATCGGGAATGCTTATGGAATTAAGATCGCCAGTTTAGCCTCTAATGCAGGAAATATAACAAATCTATACGGACTATACCAAGAAGATGTTAATGCTAAAAACTTCTTTGCAGGAGATGTTGAAGGTAAATCTTTTAAAAAAACAGGCGGCACTTCTCTACAGTTTTTAAAGGCTGATGGTTCTGTAGACAATAGTACATATTTGTCGTCAGCGGCAATAACCACAGGACAAACAATAGGGGCAAACACTACTGGTTCGGCAGCAACATTAGGCACAACAAGATCGATTTGGGGGCAAAATTTTAATGGCGCAACAAACGTTAGCGGTGCTTTATCAGGAGCAACAACAATAAATGCCAGCGGGATTATTACAGGCTCATCATTCACTGGCGCAGGAACAGGACTTACTGGAACTGCATCTAGTTTAGTATCGGGAAATGCAACAAAATTGTCAACCCCAAGATCAATAGGTACAACAGGTATAACGTCAACTCCTGCATCATTTGATGGAAGCACAAATGTAAATATTGCTGTTACTGATGTGCCTGGATCGATTGTTAGTGGCAACATTTCAGGCTCGGCTACTGGAACAAGCTTAAATCAAGTTTTAGCAGCAGGAAACATCTTTACAAGAAGTTCCAGCGGAACAACTGGCAGTCCAGTATTTGAAGATATCATAAGGTATGGCGTTGATGGCTCTAGTGTTTCAAAAATAAGAGGGATAAATAGTTTATCATCAAATTTTGGAACAGGACTAAGTTTTCAAACTAATAATCCTGCATCGGCAAACACGAATATTGAATCTATGAGAGTTATGTACGGCAGGACTACGTTTGGCTCTATGCGCCCTCTTTATATAGACAACGACGTTTCGGCTCCTTCACAGATTAATGGTATTTATTATGACACAGATAACACGGGCTATTCCTTTGGAATTGGTAAAGTCGTGTCAGGTACGAAAACAAATCAAATTACCTTAACAGACGCTAATGTAGTGCAAATAACAGGGAAGGCTACGGTATCATCGGCTCCAACAAACTTGACAGATGTTGTAAGACTGCAAGATGTTTCACTTTCCATAGCCACCACTACTTCGGCAACATCTTTCGCTATTCCTAGCACGGGTGGTATTTATAGATTTGAGGGAACTACCTCAACTTTTACACTTCCATCAGTCGCAAGCAGTATAGGTAAAACATTAATAATTGCAAATAGAGGTTCGGGCAGCATAACGTTAAATACAAACGCAGGTGCTAATGAACTTTATAGCGCAGGTACGCTATCAAACACAACAATTATAAATATAACAGCAACATCAAAATTGATTAACGATGGTGTTAATTGGTCGTTCTATTAAAAATATAAATCATGAAAAAAATATTATTAATCCTTTCTTTTTTTGTTTCGTATTCTGCATACGCTCAGTACGTACCGAAGGCAGGGAACAAATTAAATGTTAAGCCTAACGGGATATTGGTTCCAACTTCATCGGCTGATGATACACCTATAGCAAGACTAGAGGTTTTTGCTTCAGGCGTTTCTACGATAAAACCAACAGCTTTACCTATTGCATCTGCTTCTCTTTTAGGGGCTTTTAGGGTAGGCACAGGACTTTCGATAGATATAAATGGGATTTTAAGTACTGTTGGCGGTTCTGCTCCTGACACGACTATTTATCGTACAGTAGCAAATAGTAGAAGTTTAGCACAAACACAAACGGCTTTAAATGCAAAACAAAATAATATTACCTTAACCACAACAGGAACATCAGGAGCCGCTACGTTAATAGGCTCAACATTAAATATCCCAAACTATGCAACTGGTGGCGGCGGAGGTTCTTATGTTGATTTGACAACTAATCAAAGTGTTGGCGGTGTTAAAACGTTTACAGCTGATAATCTTTATATTGATGGGGGTACTGGAACACAAAAAATGTTTGGTTTTTCTGGAGCTGACGTTAATCCAAATTTTAAGGGTGTTTACGATTTTGATGGGGGTTATTCTGGATTTCAGTCAGGAACAAGCAAAGGCGTTCAAGTGTTTGGCTATTGGGGGGTGACTATTCAAGGTAACACTCAAAATAATACACCTAACACAACTGCATTGATTACGGGCGGCGCAACAGATCCATCGTTAAGAGTTATCCAAACTACAAACACAGCCCCTATAGTAGATTTAAAAGCGGCTGCAAGTACGTCTGGGGATTACTTAAGTTTAAGCACAAGTGCAGGGAATGCAAATGTTTTAAGGATTAAAAGTACAGGCGCATTAACATTGCCTTTAGTTACTGCATCATCCGTTCTAAAGTTAAACGCTTCTAACGAAGTTGTTCCCGCTGTTAGTAATACCGACTTTTTACCTGTTGCATCGCCAACAATGACGGGAACGCCAGTCGCGCCAACTCCAGGAAGTAATATAAACACAACGCAAATTCCAACAACAGCATGGACTAATACATATTACGCAGCAAAAGCAAGTCCGACTTTTACGGGTACGCCAGCAGCGCCGACGGCAAGTGCTAAAACGAGTACCACGCAAATAGCAACAACTGCTTTTGTAGGTAAACAATTTACAGCAACAGGAAGCGGAACAGGCGCAGCAACAACAATCAGTTTTGCTCATGGGGTTACGGGCGTTACATCGGCAAATAGCGTAATTGTTACGCCTAACAATGCAGCAGCGGCAGGATTGATTTATGTAACTTTGGATGCTACAAACGTCAATGTTGTATACTCGGTTGCTCCTGCTTCAGGCACAAACAACTTAGCTTATTCAGTTTCAATTAAATAGCCATGAAAAAATTATTAATCTTATTACTATTCGTAAGTGCTTTTGCTAAAGCGCAATTAACGCCAGTTGCATCTAAATCTTTTGGTACAATATCAGATTTGAGGTCACAAAGCGGAAGTTCAAATACTCAGGTATTGTTACAGGGTTTGAATGCCATAAATGATGGTAACGGAGGAATCTATATGTGGGATGATTTAAGCACAGCCACAGATGATGGACTTTCCGTTATTAAAGTAGCAAGCGTAACAACTGGAAGATGGCTTAAAATGCCAAATTCAAACACAATTAAAGGTAATGTAACTTTTAGTGCTGCAGTTCTGCAAACAGCCTATGTAGTTAATCATGGACTTTCGTTTGCGCCTAATCAGATTTACATACAAGCAAGGTCGTCAAATGCTGCGGTTCCGTCATGGGTAAGTAATATTACTTCTACATCTTTTACGGTAAATTTCGCAAGCGTTCCGATTTTAGGAACAAACAATATTACAATTGATTACTTAATTATTAAGTTCTAATGAAAAAACTAATATTATTACCAGAAACAATACCTCCTATAAGTTCTACGGTAAGCAAAACAACTCACGTAATAACTTATTCAGATGGAATTGTAATTACTTTAGTTGGCAGCAATACGGTTGCTATTCGTAAAGCTGCTTATTTAAAAGCTAAAGGCGAAGTTAAGCCATCTGTTTCAGATGTTAAAACAATTTCTTTTTTAGAGTTTGCAAACTTATCGGATATTTCAGATAAAAAGTATAGAGTAACACCAGGCAATTACAAACAAGGCATTTATCATAAGAATTTAAAAAACGTTATTTTCTATGGTGATGGTGTAAACATATCAGATCTTAAAACACCAGCTTTAACGATTGCGGGTAAAAGCGTAAATGTGAGTTATGAGGGGTTTAATTTTACAAACATTAACTCTTACCAAATAGTTGTTGAAAACGCTGATAAAAATGTTTACAATGGCTCAGAGGGTGGTTTTATTGATGGCTTAAAAATAAATAAATTCACCTTCGATGGTGGTGGTCGTCCTTTTCATTCAGATGGAAATGTAAGATCAAAAGGAGTTCACGACGGCGTATTAAAAGGCTTTGTTTTCTCAAATAATGTAGTCAAAAACAACCTCGGATCTAAGTTCATGGTTTACTTAGGTAATGGTTTTGACTTCGATATTTTCGGCAACACGTTTGAAAACATCAACAAGCAGAATAATGAAGATAATGGGATGTTTTACCTTAAAGCAACAGGTAAGCTGCATAATAACAAAGCATCGAATTATCAAGGTTATTTAGCCCGTATATGGCCCCATAGTATTGGAGAAAGAAGAACGGTCGAGGTTTATAATAACATAGGCTTAGATGGCGATAAATATGGGTTGATTGAATTACAGTTTTCTCCTGACTTTATAGATAGAGGCGCAGAGCCAGCTGACGCAAAAGTGTATAACAATACGGCCTTAAACCTAAACAAAACAACTGATTGGGCTGGGGAATTGCTAACTTTATACAATACTTTTGGCAAAGTGGAGTATTACAATAACTTAGGAGCGAGTTTAGTAGGCCAAGAGGGAGGCAGGCCAACAAGGGATTATAAAGTAATATCTGGTAATAAAATGGTTTTCGGTCAATACGATGATAAGAAAACGACTTTAATAGTATCTGGTCAGAATTTATATTTCGACAAAGTATCTGATGCAGTAAACGATAATTTAACAAGTAAACATAACGGAATAGGAGCCGTTCAATAATTATGATAGATCCAAAAGAAAAAGAGCAGGAAGTTGAACAAACTGAACAGGAAAGTGAATGTAGCCAAGATTCCGATTGCGGTAAAGGTCAGGTTTGTATTCGAGGCAGATGTGTAGACGAGCTTTCTCAGGAAGATGAATCTTAAGCCAATATTTACGTTACTATTATTATTGATCCACGTCATTTGTTTGGCGTGGTATCTGTATTTAGGGCCAAAATATATGGCAGATCATAAATATTTACACGTGTTGTTGCTTTATGGTCCTGCTTTAATATTACCAGCTATAAATAATTCACTTAGAAGTAATAACGACAACAAATATCAGATTTACATTTATCAATCACACAACCTGTTTTGCTTATTAGTTGGCACTATATATGCGATGTATTATGTGGGTATATTTTTCACTCCAAGAGTTCAAGTCGTAACAGGTTGTTTTATATTTATAATTTTAATTATATTAGTATTTTCTAACCTATGGCGATACGGCTTCTTTAAGCATAAGTAAAGGCATACAAAGCATGACACAATATAGAGTAATGACTAATCCTAATTCGCCTCATCAACCAGATTTATGGTTCGAAATCGTAGAGATACTAAAATCCTACAATCTTTTTTTGATAGCCTTATTAATTCCTTTAAATAAGGCTATAAGTAAATACTTTGAGTATAAGAAGCAGAAAGATAAGGAAGCGATAAAAGAAGTTGTTACCGAAGTGTTTACTCCATTTCAGAACGAAATGAGGTCAGACTTAAAGGAAATCAAACAAGCCCAGGAAGCCGACCGCTTACAATTCAATAAGGATATTAAAGAACTACTTAGAGAAATAAAGAAATGATAGCCATTAACGTAATCATAGTTCAATCTTTTTTTGCTATTATCTGGATTCTTTTAAAGAAAGTGGTTTACTGTTTATGGGGGGAAGACTATAAAGCATTTAACTACATAAAGGATTGGTACTACTGGACAGAATACATTTTATTGTTTACAGCTACGGTGTTAACACCAAAACATACTACCGACGAGGGCATTCTAACACTCATTGTAGTTATCATGATTAAGTTCATTTTAGATAGACTTACATTTATAGATAATGCTTGTAAAAAGTATATCAAATCTAATAAGTCAACGTAACAACATTGTTGCTATCTACCTATATTGAAATGAAGTAAATTTGTTTCATGAAAGCAAATGAATTAAGAATAGGAAACGTATTAAAGCATAAATCTGGAGAGTTCTTTAAAATTACTGGCAGTGATTTATCTTTATTAGACATAAAAGAAGATATATCAGCTATACTTCCAATAGAAATAACAGAAAAAATTCTTTTAAATTGCGGTTTTGTTCTAATGAATCAATGGTTTGATTATGAATTAGCTTTATTCAGAATTGGCTACATTACTAATGATGAATATTTTCAATTCGAAAGTAATGGCAAAGTGATTGATATTAAAAGCCTACATCAACTTCAAAATATAGTATATTTCAATTCAGAGCAAGAACTAGATGTGTCTAAAATATTATAACAAAATTGTTACATACAACCTATTATATTTCTTCATACATTTGATTCAACAAACGAAAAGAAAATGAAAAAGTTATTATTATCAATCTTATTATTAGGCGGTTTATCTGCTTCGGCTTTAGAGGTAAAATTAGAGCGTGTAAGCTACCGTAACGAGAAATACGGAACAAGCATAGATCAATCAAAAGAAGTTCAATTTCGTAAAGCCACATTGGCTAAATATAAAAAATTAGGTTACGCATTCGATGGAATGGTAACAGGTGCGAACGGAAAGTTTATGAAGTTCGTTAAATAGATATTCTTTACTCGGCTTTATGCGTAAATGGAATCACCGAGCCGTAGGATGTTCCCCTGACACGTCTAACAGGAAATCAGCGCAAAACAATTGCGTGGCAAGACGAAAAATCGTGACAGCTCGGAAAGACGGCATATTTAAGAAATTTAAAATACGCATGAGGGATGGCGTAAATTTGGAAGGTGAGCGATACTGTCGAGAGATAGAATCGCTTTTTAAAAGCTTCATTATCTATTCTAGAGGATAGATAATTTGTTTGTTTGGAATGGTCGCTATTCGGATGGGTAGCGACTTTCTAGGTGCCAATCAATTAAGTTTGGTTAAAAATAACGAACAATGAAAACAATACAGATTTTAGAAACGGAAGATTTAGTTTTTTTAGATAAAAAGTTTTACTATTTCTTTCAAGGAGATAAAAATTTTCTTCAATCAAAAAATAGCAAAATGCCTACTTATTTTCATGGAGATATTGACGAAGCTATTTTAATTAAAATACATGATATTTTTAAGGGAACAGATAATTCAGATTTTGAATTACTAAAAGCTCATATATGCAATCAGCTTGAAGATAGGCGAAAAAGTTTACTGGAGGCAGAGGAAAAAGTAAAACATTTAATTAAAACAATAGGAGATTTTAAAGACACGCTAAAAATAGTAGCAGATAGCGAAACTTTTGAAAACGCAATTAAAGAGCTTTTAAAAAACAAAGATACTCGTTAAGTTTGTCGTTATTCTTAACGATTAAAGCGCAGTCATTGATTTGATTTGTGCTTTTTTGCTTTTACGATAGTTTTGTTTAACTTTATTAAATGAACATTTCGACAAATGGAATTAACTTCATTAAGAATGAAGAAAAGTTTATGAGCAAGCCGTATTTAGATTCGGTTGGAGTTCCTACGATTGGGTATGGTTCAACTGTTTATGAAAACGGTGTAGCTGTTAAAATGACAGATAAACCAATTACAGAAGCAAGAGCAACAGAATTGCTTAATCATAAACTGCAATCTCGTTACGTTCCTGCCGTTAAATCTGGATTAAAGGTAAATGTTACGCAAAATCAATTTGATGCGCTTACGTCGTTTATTTACAATGTCGGACCAGGCGGAACTTCATCAACTTTATTCAAGAAGATAAATGCTGGCATAAAAGATAAAGCAACGATTGAGTATTGGTTTGGAGTTTGGAACAAAGGAACTATTAAAGGAAAAAAGGTTGAACTTAAAGGCTTAACTTTGCGTAGAGCGAGAGAGGCTAAATTATTCTTATCATGAAAGCTTTATCAGATAACATAAAACCAATACTGGCGTTACTTATTGTAATTTGTGCTTATGTTTATTTCTTTGCGATATTGATTATTGAAAAGAAAGTAGATCCGCAGGTTATTATAGCGATTGTAGCAATGAGTTCCGCAGCAACTGGCTATTATTATGGATCAACAACTGGAACGACTAAAAAGGACGAGACAATAGCAAATTTATCGAGCAACCCAATTATTACAAATTCAGAAACAACAAATATAAATTCTGATTCAAAATGAAAGCCAGATTTTGGAAAATAGTCGCTGTTATTGTTACAATAGAATTAGGTGTAATGGTTTACTATTTCTTTAAATTTGTATCATGGATAATAAAGTAAAATGGTTATACTTTTGGTACGCTTTATCAACTTTAATAATGCTTGCTTTTTGCGTTTGGTTTGGATTCAACACTAAAAATTAAATATATGTCAGAACAAAAAAGTTGGCTGGGTAAAATCCTGGCAAGTATCTTAGGATTATTCGCGTCGAAATGGCCCGAATTTGTAGGTAAATTATTTACAAAGATTCCAGATGAAGTAAAAGAAAAGGTTTCTTTAGCTGTTAAAATCGTTAATTCGATAAAGGATTTCTTAGAAAGCCCTACAGCTGATTTAATTACCGCGATAATTCCAGGCGAAACGGATGATAATATTAAAGAATGGTTAAGGGTATTTTTACCAAAATTATTGGAAAGATACAACGTAATTAATCAATCTTCATTATCTGCAGAGGCATCGCATTTAATTGCCACTAATATTACCCAGGAATTAACAGGATTAAGTTTCGGACAGTCGGCTTTGACTACAGAAGTCGTGTATCAGAATACCTAAGCCAGCAGTAGCGGTTATTTAAGAGAAAACGCCAAGCGATTGCCTGGCGTTTTTTTTTGTTAAATCAAAGATAAAAGGTAATATATTGAATCTTCAGCTTCCTTTTCTGGGTTTTCCTTGTATGCTTCTGGGTTGAAATCTTCTGGATTGATGATTGCATTTTTATAATACATTTCCATACCGTTAATCAAGCTAATTGGCACAATGCTTTCTGGATGAACAGGGCTTGTAATGCCTTTTCCATCTTTTTCTTGGAACATAATCGTATGAGTTCCATCTTCAAATTGAATAAGACTCCCTTTTAGGATTTCGCCAGTTTCAATACATTCTCCTGAATAAATTATTCTTTTCATCCTTCAACCTCCTTTCCATTCCACAGCACCGCAGAATTAATAGTTACATCTTTACCTCGATGCGATTCGATAAATTCCTTTACATCGGCTGTTTTATTGCCTACGATTGCCTTTGCAATTCTTATCGCATCAGCTTTGCAGTTTAATTGCTTTGACCAATAAGGAATTTCCTTTTGGCTAATTGTTAATTTGTCTTTTGCCATTTTGTTTATAGTTTAATTATTTTGAAGATTTACCGCCTGAGCCAAACAATATTCCAGCTCCTAAAACGAACCCGAAATTATACCAATTACCGTTATTATTTTTAGCATACATAGCTACATCTTCATCAAAAAGACTTACTATAAAAGAAAATGGTGCAATAATACCATGCCATAATCCACCCCAAAAACCATAAATATCATCAGTTAAACACTCATGTATGTTTATTGGCTTTGCGCACCCGCTAAATAAAACGAATAGCATCAAGATTCCGATTGTTATTTTTAACTTTTTCATAATTATTTATTTTTAACTGGAAAAATCCATTTACCGTAATGCCTGTAATTAGGCTTGTAAAATAGATCGATGATGAATAAAATTAAGTTGTTCATTAGTATATTGGTTTAAGTTCGGGTTTTATTGGTTTGTTGTTTTGAGTAATTTTGATAATAATTTCTCTGTAGTTTCGGGTGGTACTAAAAAGATTATTTCATAACATCCTAAACACAAATTTCCTTTTTCTTCTGATTTTAAGTATCTATGGGAAATATGTCCATTTGCACAAGCATAAGTAACCCTATCATACCATCTATCTGGAAACCCTAAAAAGAATGGATTGCCTAAATATTCCTCTTTTATTTTCTCCAATGCAACCCATTCTCTCAAATCGGTTTCCCTTTTGACATATGCCTTTTTAATAGCTTCCTGTTTTGCCTGTTCGTTTGTCATCTTCCAAAATTTCTATAATACGTGAATAATAAACTAAACCTGTTGAATCGTTTAGTTGAATGGATTGTGCCTAAAATAAGTCTAACTTGTTCGAGGCGGTGCGTGGCGTGTTGGGTGGTCATGCTAAACAAGTTCAACTTTAAAATCAATCAACTTTAACTCAAAACTTATATTGTCATAGCCAGTTACTTCGTATGTATAAGTATTTACTAAATCTTTTCCACTCATTCTGCCAGAGTCTTTAAGTTCGAAAACCACCACATCAGGCTTTGCTGAATCAATTTTAAATATCGGAATGATTAATTTATCACGCATCAAAGAATAAGGGTTAAAATCCCTTTCGGAATCTATAAAATTACCTCTTGAATCAGATATTTTAATGCCTTTAAAAAATTCGTTCAAAGATCCGTCTTTTACTAGAAATGATTTCCTGTTTTCTTTCATAATTTAATTAATTTGTAATCCCCTATTAGTCCTTATTCCTCTTTTGCTAAAATACGTGCCTATCTCACTGCATGAGTACAGCAATTCATGATAGGCGTAATTAGCTTGCTCCTTAACTTTTCGTTCGCCATCAAGGATGTTCTGGCGTTGTTGAATAGTTCTTCTCATTTTATAGATTTTAATAATTCTATTTGGTTTTCAAGCTGCTTTATCTTATTTGTCCTCCATTTTGAAAACATAACCCTCATTATTACTAAGAATCTTCCTGGATTAGCTAATCCATTTTCTATTTTAGAGTAATTGCCTTGATTAATATTGTTTTGTTCGCAAAAATCAACAGCTTTAACGCCCATCATTTGCCGCTTGCTTTTAAGTTCTTTAGCTATCTCTATAAATTCGGTAGCTTTAATTTTTGTTTCTTTCATAATTCAAATATACAACTTTATATCAAATGCAAGTATAATTTATTGTAATATTTATTTTACATATATTTTTAATAAACATTTGCATATATGATTTTAACTCCGTTACTTTACATCATCAAATAAAACAAACAAAAATGGCAACAATCGACTTTACTGCTACGGCTCAAAATTCAAAAGACCTTATCGAATACTTTAACGACAAAGGCGAAGTAGTTAAAACTTATCATATTTCTGAATTAGATAAATATGTTGAGAAAAACGCATTAAGTATTTATTCTGTATCGGCTAACGGAAAAATAGGCATTGACCCTAATATTATAGAAAAGGAAATGGATATGGGGACTGAAGCTTATATAGATGAAAACTGGCTTAAAGTAACGCAGGATTTCTACAATGCAATGAACCAAACGGAACATATTGCAAATACCAAACCACAACAAAATCGGGGGATATAAGATATGGTATTATACAGGGCTGAAATGCGAAACTTTGAAGAAATATTTAATCCTATAATAAAATTCGATGAATATCTGGTAATAAAAGAAACTAATTGCGGTTTTTGGATTAGAAAAATATCTAAGGATAGTAATAAAAAGTTTTGCTTAAAGGGCGACGGAAAGAGGTTTGCTCATCAAACAAAAGAACAAGCATTAGAATATTTTATTCATAGGAGAGCTTTATATCACTCTATTTTAAAACAAAAGATAGAGGGCAATAAAATGGTTATGAAATTAGCCCAGGAATATAAAAAAGATATTAATCATAAACCAAAACAAGAATACATTTTTTAACTATGAAAATATTACTCCTAAAACTCCTTGCAATATCCCTGCTTGTCGGACTGTTCATTTCACAAATCGAAAAAATTAAAATATTATGAAATACGAGTATTTAGAAAGAGTTTGGTTCAATTCGAGAGGATTTAACTTTATAAAAAACCTTAATGATTTAGGTGAATACGGCTACTTAGTTGTAAGTATTCAATATGTGCCTATGTTAGATAATCCAAATGAAATATGGCAGTATAAATTACTATTAGCTAAAAAGATATGCTAACCAACAACGAACACAAAACAGACAGGCAAAGTCCTAAGTCTTTTTGGACGCCAAACACAAAAGTAGATAAGATAGTTTACATGGCTTTGTTAATTTTAACAATAGCTTTAATTTTAAAATTTGGGTAAGATGGAAAAATACAAAAACTTAAAAACAAAAGCACAATACGATTTGCTTTTAAAATCAGGAATGATGTGGGAATTTCATCCCGAATTAACAGGCTCATGGAATATAGATAAAAAAACCATGTTTCCTAATTCATACCCAAAGCCAGGGCAGACGATTGTTGTTTGGTTTTCTTGTGGGGCAGCTTCAGCTGTAGCTGCTAAAAAAACAATTGATGAATACGGAAAAACAAACGAAATATTAATAGTTAACAATCCAGTAGCCGAAGAAGATGCTGATAACCAAAGGTTTTTAGGTGATGTTGCTTTGTGGTTAAACTATCCAATTCATACCGCGATAAATTCCAAGTATAAAAATTGCTCTGCTGTCGAGGTTTGGGATGATCGTCAGTATATGTCGGGAATAGGTGGTGCGCCATGTACTTTAGAACTAAAGAAAAAAGCTCGTTACGAATGGGAAATTAAAAATAGACCAGATTGGACCATATTGGGGTTTACCAAAGAAGAAAAAGGAAGATTTGATAAATTCCAAAAAGACGAAAGACCTGCTTCGGTATGGATTTTAGAAGATACCACCAAAGCTGAGTGTTTTCAGATAATAATGGACGCTGGGATTGAATTGCCTTTGATTTATAAAATGGGATATCCTAATGCTAACTGCATAGGATGTGTTAAAGCTAATTCCCCTACTTACTGGAATCATGTTAGAAAAATGCATCCAGAAGTTTTTGCGGAAAGAGCAAGGCAAAGTAGAGAAATAGGCGCAGATGGCAAAACAATAAAGCTTGTTAGGGTTAAAGGCAAAAGACTTCATTTAGATGATTTAGATCCAGAAGCAAAAGGACGATCAATGAAAAATTTGAATTTTGAATGCGGTATTTTCTGCTCTAAGTAACCAAATCGTTGCCATAATTATTCCCCATTACCACAAATACACCTTACTTTTACATCACGCTACTGCAACAGCGATTAAGAAATTTAAACAGCCTGGATTAATATTGGAAACGTTGCAGATTCCGATTTTATGAAAGGCTTTTTTAATTATGGAAGATATTATAAAAACTAAGTTTGAAAACGATGATTTAAAGAAACATATCGAGCTATTCAAAAACTCATTCAATCGGATTAAATCCATTAAACAAAATGAAGATTCGGTTCTAAACTTTGAGGACGGTTTTAATCATGCTATGTCAATGATAGAAACATCAATTCATACATTTTTAACTCACACAAAGGATCAATAAAGACATGGAAACAAATAAAGAATATTTAGCAAGGATTTTGCCATTGTTAAAAAAACAAATACCAAGTCAATGGCGTGTACAGTCGTTCTCTAAGAAAAAAGCTATCGCAACAGTTATGTCTTATATTGACCAGCGTGATGTAATGGATGTATTAGATGAATATTGCGATTATGGCTGGCAAAAAAAGTATGAAGAAATTTCTGGCAATTTATTTTGTTACATAGGAATCAATATGCCTGATGGTACAATTCATTGGAGAAGCGATTGCGGTGTAGAAAGTCAAGCTGATAAAGAAAAAGGCCAAGCATCTGACGCTGCAAAAAGAGCTGCGGTTAATTGGGGAATAGGGAGATTTCTTTATGAAATGGGTGTAGAGTATGTTACATCAAGCGAAGTAAAAACAACGTCTAATTACCCATATTGTATAGATGAAAACAAAAAACAAATATGGGATTTAAATAAATACGTAAACGATAGACTTACCAAGCAGGGAAAAGGTGTCATTCCAGAATCATTAAAAGAAGAACCTCCGATTGATTACCTTAAAAAACTAAATGAGGCAAAAGATTTAACTCAACTTGCTGCTGAATGGGCTTTAGTCCCTACAGATTTAAAACCTAAATTATTAGCAAGCAAAGATATCCGTAAAGAAAAATTAACACCAAAATCATAATGGGCGCATCAAAAGAAATGTTTTTACAAATGAGGTCCGAAGATTTGTCCCTCATGTATTCCGAAGACTTCACTAAGAAAAAAGCCATTGAAGTCGGGAAAAAATTAGTTGATGATATTTTCGAGAAAGGCGAAGTCGACGAAAAAAAAGTATTCAGCAATATTGCCAGATTAAAAGAGGTAATCAATTCAGCTGATAAAACTTTAAGAGAACGTACTAATTTCGTTGGCTCTGAAATTGTTAACGGTGTTGAGTTTATCCCTAAAGCTGGAAGTAAAAAATATAATTACGATGAAGATCCAATTTACAATGAATTGGTTAAAAAAGTAAAAGATAGGGAAGCTTTATTAAAAACAGCAAACGCTTCATCAGATACAATTTTTGACAGTGATGGTATAGAAGTGCCAAAGGTCAGTATATCGTTCGATAAATCAAGTGTAACCATTAAATTTTAAACTATGAGCTTAGAAATAATAAAAAAGTTAACGGATGAAATAAGTAAATGCTTATCATTAAGAGTTGATCGGGATAATGGCGATGAAGTTTCTGGCGTATTGCAGGAATTTATTTTAATTCAAGATAGCGCAGCTGAGGCTATGAGTTTAGCTAGTATGGTTTATGCTGAAAAAATGGCTTTACTTTATGAGGATGAAAAGTATTCTAAATTAACCGCTACAGATAAAAAGGCAATTATTCAAGGAAGAGCATCTAAGGAGATTTATTATGTTTCTTTAACCGAAAGATTAAGCCGTTCAATATCTCATGGCATAGACGGCTACAGGTCAATTTTAAGCGATTTAAAAGAACAAAGACGTAATCATGGTGTGTAATGGGTAAGTTGTGTACAGTATGCGGGAATAAACACTACGCTAAAGGAAAATGTAAAATTCATTACCGAATGCCATCATCATTAAATAAAAAACCCATAGTAAAAAAACAAATAGCTAAATTTTCCAAAAAAATGCTTTCTAATTTGAAAATATATAGAAAGTTAAGGGATAAATATTTGGAAGAAAATCCTATTTGTGAATTTAAGGGGTGTTGCAGCAACCAAGTCGAGCTACACCACAAGAAAACAAGAGAGTATTATCTATGTGATGTATCCATATTTATGTCAGTATGCAGATATCACCATAAATGGATAGATGAAAATGATAATGAATCTAGGGAATTAGGTTATTTATTAAAATCAATATAATATGGAAGAAATTTGGAAAGAAATATCTGGGTACGAGGGGTATTATAAGGTTAGCAATTTAGGTAATGTGCGTTCTTTAGATAGAATTATAATAGATTCAAATGGGGTTTCATCACGAAAAAAGGGTAAATATATTGCAAAAACAGACAATGGAAGCGGATATAAAATTTCATCCCTCAGTAAGGATGGCCGTAAAAACATGTATGTGCATAGGCTTGTAGCTATTCATTTCTTAGAAAATAAAGATAACCATATTGAAGTCAATCATATAGATGGAAATAAATCGAACAACATGGTTAAAAATTTAGAATGGTGTAGTAGAAGCCAAAATATAAAGCATGCATATAAGATGGGGATGCAGCCATCTTTAGGCAACAAGTTTAATGCTATAAAAGTTATGAACAATGTCTCAGGTCAATTATTTGGTTGTATTAAAGAAGCTGCTGATTTTTATGGTTTAAAATATTCTTTACTCAAACAAGCTTTAAATAGAAATTGCGTTCATAAAAACAAAATATTCTCAGAACTAATTAAATTAGAAAAATAAAAGCGGATTGCTCTACCGCTTGGTTTTAGAGCATTTAATAAACATTGTTACTCTAAACAATCTCGCCTCGTTATCGGGGCGTTGTTGTTTAGCGAAATTGTTACAATAAATACTTTACTATTCGGTAAATTATATTTACTTTTGGGTAAACAAAAAATAAAATGAATATATCTGATTTTAACTACAAAACTTATGACGATTCAAGAATAGAATTAGGTCATCAAATGAAGCCGAAAATTATTTGCAATGATGGATTTACAATGTCTGTTCAAGGATCTTCTGGCCATTATTGCGAGCCTCGTTCCGTTGAAAAAGACTACTACAGAATGGAAATTGGTTTTCCATCTGAAAGAGAAGAATCGTTAATGCCTTTTATTGATGGGGATGATAAAACAGCTCCAACTAATACTGTTTATGGTTATGTTCCATGCGATATAATTGATGAAATTATATTGAAGCATGGAGGAATTAATGAGGAATTAACCTTTAAAACTAAATCGTAATGACAGAAGAACTATTAAAAATGAAAGTCGGAGAAACTAAAGAGTTTGACCGAAAAGATCACAGATCAATTTTAAGCATCAAAACCGAGCTTAAACGAAAGAATAAAGGCGAATGGCAAAGCGAATTGTCCTCACATGGTTTATTTATTAAAAGGAAAGCATAATGACCCCATACATATACGCAGGATTAAGCGAAAAAGATCAGTTCTTTTCTAAGAACAAAATTAAAATTGTTGATAAGCACGAAATCATACAAGCGGTTTGCATGGCCTTAGAGGTCACAAAAGATCAGTTAGTAAGTCCAACAAGAAAACGGCCCATAGTAATTGCCAGACAGATAGCAATTGGTTTAATTCGAAAATATAATCCAGAGGCAACACTTATTAACATTGGTAAGCTTTTTAACAGAGATCATTCAACTATTATTTACGCACAAAGAACTTTCGACGATTTAAACGGCAGAGATAAACAATTTACTCAGGACGTATTAAAAGTCCTTAAATTAACTAATTACACATAATGGAAAACTTTAAAAACGGTGCAAGGCCTCAAATACATCAGAGAGAGTATTACGTAAGCAGAATATTATCGCCAGAAGCTTTGAAAGCAAGATGGAAATTAATTAATTATAAACCAGGGCAGTTAAGTTTATTTTAAAATAAATTTTGCACCTTCAAACTAAAAACATATATTTACATTATGAGTAAAGAGATAAGAACTGATTTGGTTAAGGTCAGCACGTATGCTAGAAACCAAAACAAAAGCACAACTTGGGTTTACGATCAGGCCAAAGTAAGCGCAATTAAAATAGTTGAAATAGACGGAGTTAAATTTGTAAAAGTTTAATGCTTTTTTGGCGACAAAATTATTGAACTTTAAAACTACAAATATGACAGAATTAATTGCAATAGATACGTTTTATAACGGCTATTTCTTCAGAAGCAGAACCGAAGCGAGGTGGGCGGTATTCTTTGATGCATTAGGTTGGGAATATGATTACGAGTTTGAAGCCTTTAAATTACCATCTGGAGTTTATTTGCCAGACTTTTATTTTCCTAAACTAAATGTTTGGGCAGAAGTAAAGCCTGGAGAGCTTTTAGAATTTGAACTGATAAGATGTAAAGAGTTATCATTTAAAATGAAATCTAATGACGCTGGGGTTGATGTTTTGTTGCTTGAAGGTGTTCCAGACTTAAAATCAATACGAACTATTATAAACGGAGATATCGGAGTGAATGTCATTCCAGTTTCAATAAAAGAAAAACAATATCCGTTCTATGGTTCTGATGAATTTAATAAAAATACTTACTGTTTATACGAGACTATTGAGGCTGTAAATAAAGCTAAATCTGCTCGTTTTGAATTTGAATGGAGGGCTAAAAAATGAGCGATAAACTAGGTTTTACATTCTACCCTAAGGATTGGTGGACTTCTGATTCTTTCTATAATTTAGATCCGATTGAGCGTTATATTTATTTAGAATGTTTGTTTGTAATGTATCAAAATGATGGGTATTTAAAAACCCAAAAAACCCAAATGGAGAGAAGATTATCGCTACAAATTACAGATTTACAATGGAGTAATTTAACTGCAAACTTTATCATTGATGATACAGAAATGTTTACCCATAAATCAGTTAATAAAAGACTAAGAAAGGCTATAGCAAATAGACAAAATGGAACTAAAGGAGGCAGGCCAGCAAAAGAAAATAAACCCAAAAAACCCAACTTAGAAACCCAAAAAAACCCACCTTCTGAAAGAGAAGGAGAAAGTGAAGAAGAAAAAGAAATAGAATATGAAGTAATACCTTCAGCGACATTATTCACATTAAAAAACTTTGAGGATTTCGATTTAGAGAACGGAACTTTCATGCAGATTGCTTGTCGTGATTCAAAGAAAAGTATAGATGAAGTAAAATCTTTTAAGATTGAATTTATTTCTTACCAAAAAGCATTAGGATTGAAAACATGGAAAAGTGAAAAGGATGCTAAAATGCATTTTATAAACTGGCTTAAAAAACAACAGAAAACAATTACAGGACAAAACAAATTCTTCCCATAATGCAAATACACGAATTATCAACACAAACAGATTACGTTATCGATGTAAAGCGATCATCTGGAGAAGAACAAATGGTATGCCCTAAATGCAGCCATTTACGAAAAAAGAAAACGATTAAATGCTTCAGTTGGAATATCGATAAAAATGTTGGTAGATGTAACCATTGCGAAAGTTCATTTATTGTTAAAGAGGAAAAACACATGAGTTTAAAAAATTATGTTAGGCCAGAGTTTAATAACAAAACAGATTTAAGCAAAAAACTTGTTGATTACTTTTTTGGTCGGGGGATTTCTCAAAACACATTAATCGATTTTAAAATTACTGAAGGTATTGAATGGATGCCCCAAGACAAAGGAAACGTTAATACAATTCAGTTTAACTATTTCAGAGAAGGCAAGCTAATAAACACAAAATTTAGAACTGCAGATAAGGTATTCAAACTTGTAAAAGATGCGGAATTAATTTTATTCAATCTCGA